CCATGAACAACACGACAAATAGCTGGGAAGAAAAAGCGCCTCTCCTCTCTCACTAAGGAATAAGATTTGACTTTTAACGAAAAATGACCGATAATTAAAGGAATATGGACTTCTTGATATACATCGGCGGGATCATCACGGGACTTCTTGTGGCTTTACTGATAAAGTTGCCGACAAAGGAGATAAATGGTATAATCAAGGAACGGAAAAAGGACATCGAGATGATTTTCACCAAAACGCAGTTTATCGAACCGATTACCGATGACGAAAAGTTCAAAAAAGCGAAAGAATTGAAAGACTTACTGCAATGAAGATACTTAAAACCGGCAAAGAAAACCTAGAAAAAGTATATAAAGGGTTCAACGAGGCGTGTGATGCGGTAAGTCAGACCGTCGGTCCGAAAGGAAGGAATGTCTTTATCGACGACCAATACTCCAAGAAGATAACGAACGACGGGGTAACGGTAGCTAACGCTATTAACCTAGAAGATCCGCTTGAAAACATCGGCGCGTGGGTAGTTAAGAATACCGCTTCACAGATGCTGGAGGATGTAGGGGACGGCACGACAACGACGGTTATCTTACTTCAGTCCATTGTGAAAGAGTGTCTGAAACGCCCAGAGAACGTAATGACCATCAAGGGAAGCCTCAAAGAAGCTGGGGATAAGGTGTTAAAGATTCTTTCCAAAAAGTCCATCAAGATAAAAAAAGAAGACATTGAAAAGGTAGCTTTGATTTCCGCCGAAGACAAAGACTTGGCGAAAATGATAGCCGAGATGATTAAAAAACTCGGAGATAAGGCAGTTATTAATGTTCAAGATTCCAAGACGTTTGCCACGGAGTATGAGATTGTGGACGGCTATGAACTTCAGACGGGTTTTGTAAGTCCATATTTTATAAACGACAAGAAAACCGGGAAGGCGGTCTATGAGAACATCCATGTCTTGGTGGTTGATAGAAAGATAGCAAATATCTCGGACATTTCGCATATTCATAATCAAATGGCGTTCGAGATGAAAGATGGGAAGATCGTTTACCAAGACGGCAAGCCAGTTCCTCGGCAGAATCCTATCACTCAGTGCGTCATCGTGGGGTCGGATATAGATGCTTCCATCGTGGGGTTGTATGTTCAAAACAACCAAGCAGGGATGTTTAATTCTATCGTCATTCAAGCTGGAGGGATGGATTTGGAAGATGTAGCCGGGGCGACGGGAGCGACCATCATCTCAGAAAAGAACGGTATTCCTTTCAAGGACATAAAACTCGAACACTTAGGGAATGTAAGCAAGGTAGTTTGTGATAAGTCAAAGACGCTTTTCGTTGGGAATACCATTTCAGGGAAGTTACACGCCCAAGAGTTGGACAAACAAGCCGATAATGAGCCTAATATGTATATCGCCCAAAAAATGAGAGACCGAGCCAACAGAATGCGCGGCGGGGTAGGGTTGTTGAAAATAGGCGCGGCAACCGACCTAGAAAGGGAATATCTCAAGGCAAAGGCAGAAGATGCCGTAAAAGCAACCACAGCGGCGTTGGAGGAGGGTGTCGTGGAGGGCGGCGGGATGGCTTTGTGGAGAATATCGAACGATTTAATTCCTAAGACCATCGGGGAGAGGATACTTCAAACGGCTTTACAATCTCCCTTAAGGAAAATCATAGAAAACGCGGGAGAAGACTATACGGAAGTTATCCTCCATCTGCCAGAAGGATACGGATACGACGCGAAAGAAAATCGGTACGTCGAGATGGTCAAAGAAGGCATCATAGATCCGGCGAAGGTCGAGCGTCTGGCGCTTGAAAACGCAGTCAGCGCGGCAAGCACATTGATAACTATGGGTTCAACTATCGTGGAAATCGAGGAAAAGAAATGAAACTGACCAAAAACAACTGGAAGAAGATAGACGTAAAAAGCGCAGAGATAACGATTGTGCCTAATCTCGCGGTGCATGAAGACCAAAGGACAAAGTATAAATCAGTAGCGTTTCCATTTACATTTCACTCAGGGGAAAATGGTGTCTTAATCGTCACCAGACTCCACAAATCGCGGTTCGAGCCGGAAAAAGAGATAAAGTCGATAATTATAAACTTCCAATGAAACAAAAAGGGTTAACCATAGAACCTCGCCCCGGAATTGTATACTTGAAGTTCGAGGAAGCTCAAGCAGGAGGGTTGGATACTTCGAGCCGAGCAAGTGCGGTAGAGTATGCCGAAGTGATAGCGGTAGGACAGGATGTTGGAGTAAAGGTGGGCGACCATGTATTTGTGAAGAGTTGGGGAGTTGATTCCATCTACCACGAAGGAAAGGAATATCGGTTTTGTAATATAAAAACAGATGGAATACTCGCAGTCGTGCGATAATAAAAGTCGCGCCCACGATCCGATAACAATAGGGGAAGATAACAACGCCCAGAGGGTCTTGTGTAAGGAATGTAAAAGTGTTATAGTGATAAGGAAGGATTGGAGAGGAGCGCCAGAGAAGAGACAATATGCTGAGGTGTTTAAGAGAGACATATTACAAAGAAGCGAGAACTTATTTTATAAATACTATCCACAATATCTACAAGCATGAGCGAACCTGTTAAACAGGAAAACAACAGGACTAAGTGGCTTTGGAAGCCCGGTCAAAGTGGAAATCCAAAGGGACGACCACCGGGACAAACCCTAAAAGAATATATAAGGGAGCGTTTTAGGAAGATGTCGGAAGCAGAAAGAATAGAGTATCTCAATCAGTTATCGCCGGAGATTCAATGGCGCATGGCAGAGGGCAATCCGGCGGACGAGAGCAAGATTGAACATACCGGCGAGATAGTCTCCCAGACTCCTATTCCCGAAGCGGCGATGAAGATTATTAAAGCCGATTTGAAGAAAAAGAAAACAGGCAATGACCTTTGATGAGCAAGCCGCAACCCAATCAGTACAGAAGTTTTTAGACCTTTACCATCTTACGAACGATCAGGGAGTTGAGCTTGATTTCAAAGACCACGAGTATCTATGGGACATCTATGAGGATTTAGCTCCTAGGCAAGTGATATTAAAGGCGGCACAGATAGGATTCAGTACGCTCGCCAACTTAAAAGCATTATGGATTGCAAAGAACTTAGGATTGGATATTATCTACACCCTTCCCACGGATTCGGATATTCACGATTTCGTCGGTGGAAAGACTAATAGGCTTATAGCGAACAATCCCGAACTCCAAAAATGGACGAAGGACAAAGATAGCATAGAGCAAAAGCAAGTAGGAAAGCATCTTATTTATTATCGAGGCACATGGACGGAAAGAGCAGCTATTGCTATTCCTGCAGATTTATACATTAGCGACGAAACTGATCGTTCCAAGCAAGAAATAGTCCAGCAGTATCAAACTCGCTTACAGCACTCGAAGTTCGGCTGGCAGTGGTGGTTCTCGAATCCCAGTGTTCCGGGACACGGCGTAGACCATTATTGGCAGTTATCAGACCAAAAGCATTGGTTTATTAAGTGCGGGTGTGGGGAACAGCAGTATCTGACAATGGAGAATATCATGTACGACCCGAAGCCGTATTTCGGCTGCAAGAAGTGTAAAAATGAGTTAGACAGGCATCACGGTCAATGGATAAAGAAATGGCAGGATAAAGAAATCTCAGGCTATTGGATTTCCGCTTTGATGGCTCCGTGGATCTCGGCTCAACAAATCCTCGATAAAAAGAAAGACTACAGCGAGGAGCAGTTTACCAACTTCGTGTTAGGTCAGCCGTATGTCGGAAAAGGGAATGTATTGATTCGTTCGATGTTCGAGCAGAATCTCAATCCGCGAGTGAACCCGCAGGACTGTCGTGAGATCATCGGCGTGGACACGGGGAATGCTATTAACTATGTCTGCGGAAACAAGTATGGGCTATTCGGATATGATAAGACCGACGACTATGAAGCCATCAAGCGTCGGATGAGAATGAAAAAAGATACCATCTGTATTATCGACGGTGGTGGGGATTTCAGGGGAGCAAGAGCGTTCAGGGATGAGTTCCCGAACAGAGTATTTTTATGTTATTTCGGCAAGGATAGAAAAAACGACGAGGTCATCCGATGGAATGATGAGGATGGGACGGTCATTGCAGATAGGAATAAGATACTCCAGATATGCGTCGATGACTTCGTTGAACGCAGGATGCCCGTGTATGGAACGAAAGACGACTGGAACGACTTTATGATTGAATGGCTAGGGATGTATCGGACGACGGAGATTTCAGATGTCGGACCGCCATTGACCGAGTGGCATAAGCCCTCATCAGGAAGGGCAGATTATCCGTTCTGTAATGCCTATGTTCGCATAGGACTCGACAGGTTCATTCAAGAGTCTTCCCAGTTCATCGAGCCACGCGGGAGTTATGCTTCGACTGGGTTGGACATAGAACCTGGAGGAGGAACTAGGTTGGGGCTGTTTGTGAATAAAAGATAATATCCCTATTGAATCCCGATAGATATAGCGTAGAGTTATATCAATGGCAAAGAGAGAACCGATATATCATAACTGCCTTTTATGCGAAAAAAGGTTTATAGCTTTGCCGTGGGAAGTAAGACGAGGAGGTGGCAAATGCAGATTTCATCATCCACTAAAAGTATCCGAGGAAAGCAGATTAGTCCCTGTCTTTCGGGAATTAATAACTAAGTAATACTCCGATTGCTATCTGGGAAACTCCCGAATCTTCGACTGGTATCATGGGCGCGATTAAAGGCGCTCTCGGTGTCTTTGGCGAAACAAATAAACAGCAAGGTGCAACCGAGAACTCCCAGACCATCCCGATAGATGAGTATGAATCTTCCTATTCCGAGACGAAAGTCATCGAGTTGGTTTCTCAATGGAAGCGGATGTATTCCGTTTACTACACGCCGGTAGACGCGAGTCAGCAACTTAGTTTTAATTATTGGATAGGCAAACAAAGAAAGGAACAGCCGACGAACTCCAGTTTGACGGTGGCAGAGCAAGACATTACTGATAACCTCATCTTTGAGGCGGTGGAGACATTCTTGCCGATTGCGACGCGAGCGAACCCCGATCCGCTTGTTTCAGCCGACCCATCGGACATCGGACAACAGATGGCTTCCGATATGAAGGTTGCCTTAGTAAACTGGGCTGACGAGCAGAAGCTCCGCAGGAAGCTGGCTCGTATGGTTCGCGGTTGGGCGCTGAATCGTTTGGGGACGTTGAAAATTATATGGAACTCCCGAACGCAAGAGATTGAGTGCGAAGTTATTAACACTCGACGGATGTACTTCGACCCATATGGACACATCAATGAATCGGGAAAGTTCGTCGGAGAGTGGCTCGGAGAGAAGAAGAAAGCGTCCGCCAAGACACTGATGACGATGTTCCCCAAAAAGAAGGCGGATATTATGATAAAAGCAGGAGGAAAGGAAGGTACGATGTTGGACTTCTGCGAGTGGTGGTACAGAGGGACGGACGTGTTCTTTACGCTTGATGAGTTGGTATTGAGCAAGAACAAGAACCCGAATTGGAACTACGATATTCCGGGGCAAGAGGCAGCAGAGCCAGAGACCGATGAGGAAGGTAATGTAATCACGGAAGGTCAGCAGGAAACCGAGGACGTTCAAGGGACGAACCATTTGAAGGAGATGCGCGACCCGTATGTA